TAAAAGAAGCAACTAAACCAGATAAAGCACTTGCAGCAAGGTCAAAGGAGAGTGGAAAACTTATTTACTTTGGAAGTAAAGAAGCAAAAGCAGATGCATTAAAGGCAGGAACACATACAGACCCAACAGAACCTAAACAACAATCAGAACCAAAACAAACTCAAAAGTTAAGTGGTAGTGATTTTCAATCATCTGCTGAAAAAAATACACAACCAACACAAACATCTGAACCTGAACAACCATCAAACGAACCAAAATCTGATTTTTCACAATTAGAAACTTCAAATAAAGAATCATTGGATTCATTTGTTAAAAATGGATTTGCAAAAAGTTCGGGAGCACCTGGTACCGCTGGTTCTATGTTAAATGAAATTGTATCAACCACATCTGCTACAAATGTATTAAATTCAAATGAAGATTTTGATTATGATTCTCAATTGAAATCCAATATTGCAAGATTAAAAGATACGGGATTGGGTAAAGAAAATGATGGCAATGACCCAGCGAGTGGTGTTAAAAAATCAGAAGCAGCCGAAGTTGGTAAAAAATATGGTATATCAATAGGACTTGCATCCAAAGCAATTATTGCAACAAGAGCAGCACAGAGTAAAACTAATCATGTAAAACAGGCAATTATAGAAAAAAACGGTATTGAAAATGCAACATCTATTCCATTCTTTGGAGATGCCAAAGGTTTAAAAGCACAAGAATCTGCCGTAAATTCTACTACTGGTAAAGTATTTTTAGGAAACACCGAAATCTCAAAAGAAGAAGCAACCGAAATTATCAGAAATAGTGGTGGAGGTGAAAATCCATCAGATACTGCTATATTTATTTTAAATAAAGATACTGGTGATTTACATATGACATTCTATTCCGATAAGGATAATGTAAATGCAATTGTTGCCCAATCTACAATTAAAGCCGAAGCAGAATTTAAAAAGAAACAAATTGATGATTTTGTTGAAAAAGGTGTAATTACACCAGAACAGGGTGAAGTAGTTAAAAAGACAATAGTAAGTGCTATAAAAGATTATCAGCAATTAGAAACCGATTTAGATACAGTTGTTAATGAACCAATTATACATTTACAAAGTGTAGACCCTAATACTTTAATAGAATTAACAAAAACATTATCTACTGGTGCAAATAAAGATAAATATTGGAACGGTGATAAGAATGTAAAAGGAGTTGCTCAATTAATGACAACATCCAAAAAACATATGGCATATTTACCAGATGGACATGCTACTCCACCTACCGAAATAGAAATGATGCAAGGATTTATTAAGTATGCATCAGATACAAATAATACTTTAACAAAACCAGAACAAAAAGTTTTATCGGAATTATCAAATAAAACAAACGGTCCTAATCTAGGTCCTAAATTGGGTGAAATTAGAAAAAGAACGGTTGAAACAGATTTAAATTTGATTAAAAAATTGGATGAACAAAATGTAAATATAAACGGAGTAAAAGTTGGGGTTGGAACTTTATTAGAAGCTGAATCGGTAGCTGAAAAACTACACCTTAATATCATGTTTGGTGGTAGCGGTGTATATAAAGACCCTGATGCTTTTTATCAAGAAAGTGGTGGTGTTGCAGTTAATAAACAAACTATGGAAAAATGTTTTCCATTTAGTGATAAAAATGATATGGTTTCTCATTTTGAAGTAGGTGAAGAGAGAGAAACTACTAAAAGAGGTGAAACAACTATAACAGGTGGTTCTAAAATAGTATATGCTATATCAAAAAATGGACAGAGATACCCAATAGGAGAAAAAATTCAACGTTCTAAAAGTGGTATTTTAGGTAAATTACAAACCGTTTACAAATATCATCCGGATGTTCAGGCTTGTTTTGGTAAAAATGGTTAATAATAATCCACAAAAAATCGGTTTTGTTTTGTAATTTATATATATGTTTGATAATAATGATAACATATAATAAATGAATACACAGTTACTATGTCTTTTCACATTAAAAGACGAGTTAGATATATCAATAAAGTTTGTTTTAGACAATTACGATTTGACCAACCCTAATGTTTTTATATTAGAGAACAAATCTAAATCAGATGAATTGTTTATTACATTTAATGTAGCAAAGGGTTCTTCTGCAATACCTTCCGATTGGAAGACTATTTTAGTACATAGAAAAAAACAATCTAATACCATATACACAATAAATGCCTTAAACGAAGTTGTTAAATCTAAAACTGGTGGGCAAATAGATAGTGGATATATGATTGATTGGGAAGAATATAAAAACTGTATTTTAACTACATCCAATTCAGGTTACAAAAAGATTCCAACAAAAGTTTACAAAAGTTTTAATACAGATAATTTGGAAAAGTAAGATTTTTTCCTTATATTTGTATAAATGAAAAGAAAAAGATTCAAACCTGTACAAATTTTTGCTAATTCCCCTTCGGATATTTTCGAAACACATCGGTGTGAAATTGCCAAAGCAATCATCGATGGTATTTCATTTGGAATTAGAAACAAAAAAGATAAAGTAGATTTTGCTGAAATTATAGTTAAAGAGATGATTATCATCACTCTTTCAATTGATAGCAAAGAATTCATCCAATTACTTGATGAGAATATTCAAACCCTCGTAGAATATGAGGAGTATGAATTGTGTGCCCTTGCGTTAAAACTTAAAAACAAAATAAATAAAACAAATGAAAAAGTTACTGAAAAAATTGGAGTTATGGTTTGACATCCATATAGTTTACTTTCTGTATAACGGAAACAAAACAGAAAGGTATTATAAAATGTTAGAAAATAAATGGGGTATTAAAAAATAAGTTATGGAAAAAGAAAAAGATTCAGCAGTCACAAACATATCCGCAATCTCATATTGCGAAGAAATGTATCCGGAAACCACAGATGAGTTCAAAAACATTTTAGACGAAATGTATGAAACATTTTGCAAGAAACAAAGAAACTACGGACCTGGTAACATTTCGGTAGGAACTCCCCTACAAACAAAAGAAGATATTAAATTATCTTTAACAGGTTTGTGGTTTAGGCAGAACGATAAAATCAATCGATTAAAACAATTAGTGGTATTAGGTCAGCCAGATGAAGTTGGTGAATCTATTGCAGATACCTACGAAGACCTTGCTGTATATTCCGTAATTGCTCAATTGGTGCAAAGAGGAAAATGGGCAAAATAGAGCCTTTTTATTGGGCAAAATAAAGCTTGGAAATGTAACAAATTTTTACTATATTTGTTACAATAAAAGCAAAAAGGTTATATTTAGATATAGGTAATCGCGATATAACCTTAAAACTTAAAACAATTTATTAACACTTAAAATTTAAAAAAGCAATGGATATTTCATTAGCATTAAAGAGATTTAGTTCTCTTCAAAACAACACAAAGAAATCGGATTCAATCTGGAAACCGGCAAACGGAAAATCTCAAATCCGTTTAGTACCATACAAATTCAATAAGGATAATCCTTTTATCGAATTGTATTTTCATTACAATATTAACAACAAAACTTATTTATCTCCAATCTCATTTGGACGACCTGACCCTATCGTAGAATTTGCTGAAAAGTTAAAACGTACAGGTGATACTGATGATTGGAAAGCAGGTAAGAAGATGGAGCCAAAATTAAGAACATTTGCACCAGTTATCGTTCGTGGTAAGGAAAGTGAAGGTGTTAAGTTTTGGGGATTTGGTAAGACGGTTTATCAAGATATTTTAGGATATATTGCAGACCCCGATTACGGTGATATTACAGACCCACATACAGGTCGTGATATTGTATTGGAAGTAGTATCAGCAGAAGAATCAAATGCGGCATACCCAACAACTACAATTCGTGTTAAACCTGCAACATCTAAGATTTTAGATGACCCACAAGCAGTAACTGATTTGTTAAACGCACAGAAAGAAATTACAGAATTGTATTCTGAATTATCTTATGATGAGTTAAAGGGTGTATTAGAAAGTTGGTTAAACCCATCGGCAGCTGCTAACGGAGCAGGTAATCCTGTAAATGAAGCATTAGAAGCACCTAAAACACAATCATCAGTATCAGCAGATATGGGTGGAACAACTCCAAAGCCAGTAGTAGATAAACTACCTTGGGATGAGGAAGAACTTGTAGTAACAGAACCATCGAAACCTGCACCGAAAGCATCGGTTGCAAAAGATGATGTAGAATCGGCATTTGACGATTTATTTAACAACTAATAAAACAAGTTATAATGGCAAAAAGAGAAGATGACTTGGCAGGGTTACTTGCTGATTCTCTAAACAAACAAAATAAGGATGGGAAGATTGCCTATTTCTTAGACGATGATAGTTCGGATGCACCTACAAACGTCAAAGATTGGTTATCTACGGGAAACGCAATGTTAGATGTTGCAATCTCAAACAGACCTTATGGCGGATTGCCAGTTGGTAGAATAACAGAAATAACGGGTTTAGAGCAGAGTGGAAAATCTCTGCTCTCTGCCCACTTATTAGCTGAAACACAACGTAAAGGTGGTGTTGCAGTTCTGATTGATACCGAAACCGCAGTTAGTAGAGAATTTTTAGAAGCAATTGGAGTGGATATTTCCAAACTCCTTTATGTTTCAGTAGATACCGTTGAAGGTATTTTTGAAGCTTGTGAAACAATTATTGAGCAAGTTCGTAAGGGTGATAAGGATAGATTAGTTACAATCGTAGTGGATTCAGTAGCAGCAGCATCTTCAAAGAAAGAGATGGAAGCTGATTATGATAAAGACGGTTATG